AGGTTGTTAAGGGTAGCGGCAGCTCACTAACCACCCTTCAGTCCGATTTCCTTGACAGAGTTCGTGAGGAAGGATTTGATGCTTCTGCTGCTATTGCCCGTGATATGAACTACACTTCCTACTACCGTGATCGTAGAAACCAAGGCACAGCATTCCACCGTGAGCTGATGACTATGGCAAACTCCGAGATGAAGAGTATCGAGGCTGCAAAGGGTACGAACCTATCAGCTTTGATTAAGATCAGAGACTTAGCATTGGTTGAGGGTGATATGAAGGCTGCTATGGAGGCCATCAAAATCATCAATGATATGCAAGGATACAAAGCACCGACCAAGGTACAGCAGACCAAGTTTGATATCAAGGCAACCATTGACCTAACAGAGCCAGTTGAAGACCAAGATTTCTTAGATATCGACATAGATGCAGATTAAACTATATAAGCCTACTGAGCCACAAAGAGATTTTAATAGGCTCACAAACGCAGACCAGCCGTTTATCAGTTGCTTGGTCGCTGGTCGACAAACAGGAAAGACCTTCTTCATGCAGAATGATGCTGTTATGAGAGGATTGAATAATCCCAAGCATAGAATGTTTTGGGTATCTCCGATACAAGACCAGGCCAATAAGGTTATGAAAGATATCGAGGCGATGTTTTCTAACCATCAAGATTTGTGGAATCAGATAGTAAAGCGTTTTGACAGAAAGGCAAACGAGATGTATTTTTATAACGGGTCTTTTATTAAGTTTCGTTCTGCTGACTCAGGGGATAACCTTCGTGGGGCCACGCTGGATTACATCTATCTTGATGAAGCGGCTTATATGCGCCTTGACTTTATTAACGAGGTTTTACTCCCGATGGTTACGAGAACCGATGGTAAGGTTTGTGCGGCATCTACATTTAATGGGCCCAACTGGTTCTTCGATTGGTACAGAGACGGACAGCTCGAAGAGAACTGGAGACAGATAAAGAGCATCAAGCGCACCTACCTTGACCTCAACGATCCAAACGTGGACAAGACTGTACTCGGCATCAAGAAGAGCATGACCAAATCTCAGTTCGACCAAGAGTTTTTGTGTAAGCCCATCTCGGCAAATGCACTATTCAGCAATGTAGAGGAGTCAGTAGTAACGCAGAATGTTAGTGATTACGAAAGGCTGTACATCGGAATGGATATTGGTGTGGCTCAAGATTACACCGTGCTTACTGCAATGACCGAAAACTACGAAGTGATTGCCATCGATAGATTTAATTTCAAAGAAGAGAATATGGATTCTGAAGAATTTAAGCAGAGGATAAAAGATTTTTATCTCTACCACGATTCTGAGGATAAACTTGCGGCCTGTTACTTCGAGGTAAACAACAACGACTTGCTGTTTGATGACCTCACCGATGATGATCGGCTGTATAAGATGTTGCCCTTCCACACAACCTCAAAGACTAAGCCATTGATTATCAAGAACTTAATGAAATTATTCGAAGAAAAAGAAATTAAAATACCAAATAACGAAGACCTAATTAAAGAAATTTACGACTTCAAATCTAAAAGAAACCCAATTACCGGGAACTTGCAGTTTTCAAATACCGATGGCAAGCACGATGATATGGTAATGAGTTTAGCAATCTGTGCATACTGTGCATCGGAAGAACAAGACGGGGGTGTAACACTATTTTTATGATTACGTTTAAAGACCATATAGAGATTTCTAAGGGACTTTCTATTGATGATGATGATAGAGTATTAATTGGTGATAAAAACCTCTTAGAACGCTTTGAATTAATTAAGGATATGGATTCTGTATATCCGCTAAAGGATAGTAAAAGAATTACGCCATACATATCTGAAAAATTTAATGTCTGTAGTTCTGTAAAAAAGATGGTGCTTGGGCAGTTTATTATGGTAGAGCAAATCCTAACGGGTAAGGAGAAGTTCAACAGCGATGAAGAAATGGAACTTGCACTACTGCAACTTTTGTTGCGACCTAAACACCACGAGGAGTTTGACAACACTAGCCCATTGGAAGAGGAGCAGAACAAAGAGGACGTATTAAACTCTCCAGTGCAAGACCTTTACAATATTCTAAACAGATATTTGTCAAATCGTGAGCAAGTCCTTTTTAAAGAATTTGCTGGTGTGTTTTACGAAGTAAATGAAGAAACAGAAGAAGTAGAGGAGAAAACCGATGTGGAGGATCACGAAGTGGGAAGAGATTTTTACCAGCAATGGTATTGGTATTCTATCGTTAGGCTTTTAGCAAAAGAAGATATCCGTATTTATTCGGAAATATACATGATGCCCATGGATGTGGTGCTTCCCGAAATGAGTTTCTTGGCTCAGAAAAATAAGGTCGAGTCTGCACAGCGAAGACAAGATGCTGCGCTTAGTAAATTGTAAATTATAGAAATGTTAATATGAACGACTTACGCACTTTCTACAAAAAGATAAAGGATTTTTGTGCAGATCATAACATGATTAATGAGTTTATACTTCTAGGCTCAGAGTCTGATTTGGAATCTAGAGAGTTTGAGTATAGAACATTTATAATGATTCCTAGCAGCGCAAACATCTCAAGAGATTTGGCTAGACCCGTGTACACCTTGTCATTCAATTGTGCGGTTCTTGACAGATGCTCAACAAGGAATGAGGTAGCATCTATCACTTCTACGGAAGAAAATCTATTCGTGATAGGCCAACTGCAAGACTTCTTAATCAAAAATGATGAGAACTGTTACATAGATGAGGTAGAGGTAGAAAACTTTATCTCCGAAGACGAGAATGTTACAAGTGCATACTTTGATGTTACTATGATGTTTGCTAGAAAAGGGTATAAAGTTCACATAGATAATGCTTAGTCCAGCACAGCAAAGGGGTAGGTTAAGGTCGTTGATTGTTGCAGAACTAAAAAGCTCTGACCTAAGAAGCTTTTTCAGGAGAAGACTGAAAGACAACAATCAAGATGTCAGCGGTGCTTTGCAGCGTAGCGTTGCGAGAAAAAATTATTTAGCCAAGGTTTCAGTAAGGTCTAAGATAGACAAGGAAACGGGCTTTATAAACAACATAAGAGTTGATATACCAGAACTACCCTGGGGTAGATACGGTAAAAAACTAGACAGCGAGTTTGGTAAGAGACAGTACTCTACCTCACCGATGTATCCAGCATGGAGGGTGATTAGAGAGTGGATGGATAAAAAGGGACTCTACACAAGTGGGAGTCTAAAAGTAGAGGTAAGGAAAAAATTAAAAAGTGGTTCATCGAAGAAGTACACATATATGTACCCACTAACTGGGAACACAGCTAGAAATATGTTAGCGTATTCGATAACTAGAAAAATTATAGATAGACAGCAGTTTGTTACAAGATATCCATACGCTGATGATATGTATTTTTTCTTAAACAGAAGAATCAACGCAGCAGTAAGCATATGGTTCGAGGAACAAGGTGCGGAATATGTGGCGGACTTTGGTTTAGATGTAATGACTAACATTGTTGCTGGTGATGGTGCGATAGCCGATAACATTAAGCAATTGCCAAAGCCGAATATAAGTTTTCAAATAATAGAGTAAGATAATGGCTACACAACCAACAAATAGCGGTAACGGTATTCAGAATACTATAAAGGGGATTCAACAAGCATTGAATCAAATTGCTCAGTCTGCACAAAAAGTCTTCAAGCAGATAGGTGGTTACTCCAAACAGCTTTCGAATTTACAAGCGTTGAACCAAAAGAGGGTTTCTGAAAAAGCTGTAAAAGCCGACCTTGAAAAAATCAGAAGCTCTAAAAAGTCTGCCGACCAGAGAAAGAGAATAGAACTTGAGTACTTCAAGGAACTCCAAAAAAGGTATAAGGAGAATGGTAGGAAGTACAAGCAGATGCAGAAAGAGATTGATCGTCTCAATGCAGAAGGTGCTAAGAAGCCAACATTCTTATCGGGTTTAAAAGAAGGATTGTCTGGTGGCAAGGGGTTCGGTAAACTTCTTGGGAGAATAAACCTACTTGCTATAGGCACAAAGATATTCCAAAAGTCGCAAGAACTTTTGAGACAAGCTTTAGTGGGTTCATTTAAAGCAGCAGTAGATTTCGAGGCTCAACTCGCACAACTTCAAGCGGTGACTGGTATCAACAACGAGCAACTTAGTAAGCTTGAGAAAAACGTACTTGATGTTGCTGGTAGTACTAAGTTTACATCTGAAGAGATTGTACAACTACAAACAGAACTTGGTAAGTTAGGTTTCAGCGTTACTGAAATTGAAGCGGCTACACTTGCGGTGGCTCGTACAGCACAAGCACTTGGTGAAAGGGTTGGACCAGTGGCACAGCGTATTGGTCAAATCCTTAACCAGTTTAATCTAGATGCTGGTGAAACAGTTCGTGTATCAGATAGCCTTGTATCGGTAATCAACTCTTCAGCACTTTCATTCGAAGGGTTTAGTACTGCATTGCAATACATTGGGCCTCTTGGTGCAGACGTGGGCACTACTTTTGAAGAGACTGCTGTTGCTATGGCACTCTTAGCAGATAACGGTTTTACCGCCTCTCGTATTGGTACGGGTCTTCGTGGTATTATGACCGAACTCTCTAAAACTGGTAAGGACTTAAACACTACGATTGAAGACCTCGCTAAGAAAAACTTAACATTAGCAGAGGCTGTTGAGCTTGTGGGTAAGCGTAATGCAGCACAGCTAATCACGCTTGTAGATGCTGCTAGTAGGCAAAGAGAAGTGGGCAAAACGCTATCAGATTTAAATGATCAGTACTTTACTCAAGGTTCTGCGGCTATTGCAGCAGCACAACAAGTAGATACATTCCAAGGTAACTTAGAACTATTAAAGTCTGCTGTAAACCGTGTGCAAATTGCCTTCGGTAATTTTTTAAAGACAAGTTCACTTTTGCGAACCGCTTTAAAGTTTATTGATGAAGATGGTTACAATGCAGCCTTAGCAGCACAAGCTATTGCGGAAGCGGATCCTAGAACATTTAGCCAGGGTCTTAAAGAAGCAGCTGAAGAAGTTGGTTCTTTGAAAGCACAGCTAGACGATCCAGAACTGTATGATATATTGCAGCCAAAGATTAATTTAAGTGTAGATGAACAAGCAGCAAAAATTGTAGAAGAGGGTATTTTCAAACCATGGAGGATCGGCTTGAGGCCCTTAAAAAAGAAGAAGAATCAGTTCAAAAGCAATTAGAAACCTCACTTGCTATTGCAAAGGCAAGACGAGAAAAGGCAAGAGCAGATGAAGACCTTGAATCAAGGGATTTAGAAAAAAGGGCTGCGGCTACGGAAAGACTCAATAAGGCCAATGCTGAAGCTATTAAATTTGAAAATTTGTTATCAGCCCAAGGCCGAAAAAATGATAAAGAAGGCCAAGCTCGCAGACGAGAAATAGAGAAATTAGAAACACGAATAGCTGAAAGAAGAGAGGAAGGACTAGATGCTGAAATAGAATATGTAAAAACATTAATTCAAGAGGCTGGTCTTACTAATGCGCTTGAGCAAAAAAGAAACGAAATTATAAAGGAAAGAGAGGATGTTCTTAAAAGCCTTCGTGATGAACGAGACAATGACATAAATACTCTACAAGATGCTGTTGACTTTAACAAAAAGGCAAATGAAGAATATGAAGACTTAACGACCAAAATAGATAATCTTCTTGAAAATCAAAACAAAAGAAAGGAAGAGGGTAACGAACTTGTTGGAGAGGAACTTTTGTTGTTTAATGCAAAATTAGAGCAGTACAAAACAGAAAGAAATTCTATAGCAAACCTTACTGTTACTATTGAAGAAAGAAATAAGTTAGCGCAAAAAGAATTTGAAAAAGAGTTTAAGCGATTAGCAAATCTTAAAAAGTCTAGAGATTTGGAACTTGCTAACAAACAAGCCTTGTTAGACATTGATATTAAAACTCAAGAAAACTTAGCAAAAAATGCTAAAACAGAGGCTGAAAGACTTGCTGCTAGTGAGGAATTGGCTAGGCTGAACGAGCAGAAACTTCAAAACGAAATAGATGCGTTTAATGATTTAGATGATGCCGCTGATGAATTTGCAAAAACTTTATCAGGCATGAAGGGCTTATTTGAAGAGGCTGGTTTAGATGGTAGTGTATTGGAAAAAGCTGAAGAAAGGTTAGAAGGATTTAGACTAGGATTCCAAGGATTAAACATTGATTACGGTGATTTAGCAAGACAAACGGAATCACTAGCCGATTCATTATCAAAAGCATTTAAAGAGTCTTTAAGCAAGGGCATAGAACTTACCGATGCAGATAAGGCGGAAGTAAAAGCAAAGGCTCAAGCACTTGCTAAGTCTTTCTTGCAACAGACCCTTGGAGTAGAGTTCCCAGAAGTTTTCTTCTCAGCGGAGTTTGAGGAGTTGTCTAATAAAATCAACGAGCAGTTATTGTCTTTACTTTTTGGCGATGCTGATAATTTACAAAAACAGAAAACAGAAAGAATCAAAAAACTGATGAAGCTTGTATTGGATGCTATAGCAGATGCTGCTAAAGCCTACAATGATACTGCTTTAGAAAATACTAAAAACAGACTAAACGCTGAATTAGATGCTATTCGCAATAGATACAAGACTGAAGAGGATATATTAAAGTCTCAGCTAGATAATCAGTTGATTACTGAATCTCAATTTAGAGTAAAGAAAGAAGAATTGAGAAAGAAAGAGCTGCAAGAGCAAAATGAAATCAATAGAAAGATTTTCCAAGCGGAGAAAAAAGCAGACCTTAACAACATCGCTATTGAGGCCGCTGAAGCTATTGCATCTAACTTGATACAAAACTTTAGTAAAGAGCGAACTGATAAAGCGATAATATCTTCAGCATTAGGTGCTGCTACGATTTTAGCTGGTGCTGCCGCTAAAGCTGATGCAGTTCGTAGAAGAAAATTCTTCCCAGTACAGTTTGAAGAAGGGGGTTTTGTAACTGGCCCTAGCCATGCTGAAGGTGGTGTGCCGTTTACTGTACAAGGTCAGGGTGGATATGAAATGGAAGGCGGTGAGTTTATCGTTAACAAGAAGGCCGCTGCATTCCACAGAAGTTTGCTAGAGCGTATCAATGGATCATACAAACCAAACACTAATATTCAGCCAATGCAATTCGCTCAAGGTGGCTTGGTAGATGCTCAAAGAGTTACAAGGTTTACTGTAAATGCTCAGTCAGAAGAAAGTGTAAATTACCTAAAGGCAATTGCCCACGCAACCATATCTACTGCTACAGATATGAAGAAACCGACTAGAGCTTTTGTAACATCTAAAGACTTGTCTAACAACGAGACAGAGCGTAGATTAAAAGAAAGAAACGATAGAATATGAGTTACGAGATTAGAACAGTTTCATCCACATCTTTTGCCACTGGGTTTAGCGAGGTAGCTGTGACCAACAACAGATTTGATTTCACAGATAACCATCCTTTAGGATATTCATTCTCACCAGGCGATGTAATACACGTCAAATACTACGAAGGAAATTTTATTCGTGGTATATATGGTGTGGCTATAAATTCAGGTACAAATGCTAAGTTTGAATTTGACCAAGAAATATATCCTTTAACATCTAGCGTTCCATCTACCGATGTAATAGGCGCAACTTTGTATACCGCTACGGGGTATACTAAAATATCTACTATTAACTTTTCCGCTGTTGTAAACAGAGCTGTATTCTCAGAAGAGTATAAAGCATATAATATTAGCAAGGATTACGAGGTTGCTATAAACACAGAGGCCAGGAGATTTTTTGGAAGTTTTAAAGATACTGCGCTATCAACAAAAATGATTTTGGTAGACCATTGTGAAAACTATGCATATGGTGTATCTTTTCAAGAAGAAAGGTTTAACCTTGTAAATAATATTTTTCGAAATCAATTGGTATTTAACGTAGCCACTCGATGAATTTCAGATTAAGACTTAGTAGCGACAACGTAACATACAGCGACATAGACTTGTTCCCTAATCAGAACTTGTCTTACAATGCTGAATTTTACGATGACAATGATATTAGTTCTGTTAAAATACCATTCTCTTCTCAGATTAGCATTCCTTTAACAGCATCTAATAAGGTTTTTTTTGGGTATAATCCTATAAGCAATAATCAGTCAGCATTCCCTACGGGAGATTTTTTCTATAAGATAAATGTAGAAAATTCTTCTAACACGGTTATGTATGGAGTTTGCAAAGTATTGTCTATAGAATTTAATTCTGATGAACCGTATGTTGAAGTAGAATTAAAAGACTTCTTGTCTAGATTTTTGTCAGACTTAAAGGATGTTTACATAGGCGATGTATTATCTTCATCGTATCACACGACTCAGCAGCCTTTTACAGAATTTCTAAAGACTACTTCTAATGGTGGAGAAGCTGGTGTAATTAACCAAGACCCCAATCCCTCTAGGATCGTAAATTTTCCATACATAGATTTTGCAAACGAAATAGAGCAGTTTGGATACGAGGCTAGGCAATTTTTAGAATACGGATCAGGACAAGAAAGAAGTGGTATAGTTCCTACTTTATCCGTACCAAAATATCTAGAGCAAGTCGGTACTTATCTAAGTACATCTCAAATACCAGTTAGGGTAAAGTCCAAACTATTTGGTATTAACGAAACCGAATACGATCCCAGCTTTGAAGCTGAAAAACTTAACGCTATAATTCCCACCAAATTGTTTGCAAAAAACAATGTAAATACTAGGGAGTTCAACATACAAATGGGAGAAAAGTTTTTTGGTGTAAATGAAGACTTGACATCTGAGTATGACCTTGACGGTAACTCTAAATTAATCACAACCCCTCACGGTGGTAGCTTTGAAAATTACGGTAACATATACGCCACTAATCACACATCTTATGAAACTTATGGTGTAAGAAAAGCAAAAGACTCTTCATATATAAATGTGTTGTCTGAAAGTGGAGAAAAGGGATACTTTGTTCCTCATATGAGTTTTACTGGTAAGCTAAGTTATTTGAATGGAAATAGTTCAAACGCTACGGGAGTTATAACTGTGGATATACCAGTTGCCGATGAAGACAAGATGGTTTGGCGAGTAAATGTATCAAACAGCAACATGACATTTGGATTGTATTTAGGTTTATACGAAGATGGTTTCTTAAAAAAGAAAATACCATTAGAGGATTCCAATGGCAACAAAATAGTTTTAAATGCATCAAATGCTACAGCGGTTCGAGGATTTTCAGCCAAAGACCAAAACTCCACGGGTACAAGTTTTAAATATAGCAACACTAATAACAGAGCTTTAATAAACACACTTTCTAATCCAGGTATATACGATGCTTTAGAATTTTCTAGTGTAGATGCTTACTTACCATCGGATGAAGAATTAACAATGGACTTCAATGGAGATAGTAGATATGCAATATCTCATTTTGCGGAACCTATCTCTGGAGATATAAACATTACTTTTGTTACTGCTTATCAGCCTAGCGGTGGTGTACCTCAAGAATATTTTGCGTCTACCTTTAGCACTCAAAATTTCCCTGTAAGTGCTATTAGAAAGTTAGAAACGGAGTTTACTGATTATTCTGACTTTCATGTGAAGTGTAGGGCAACAGAAGATTATAGTATTTATTTTGATGATGATGAGTATGTTGTTTCAGATTCTTTAAATAAATCTAATATAACGCCTGTTGATTTTATAAGTGCTATTTGTAAAAGATTTGGGTGTGCTTTGCTTTATGATTTTGACGGCTCTTTTCACAATATAATTATAGATCCACTTCATATAAGAAGAACTATAACTCAATCTGCTAACGAATCTATCGATAATTTAAAATCAATAGTGGTAAAAAGACCAGAAGATGCGGTAAAAAATCTAATTCTAAAAAACCAAGACAAGGGATACTTCTTTGACAAAATCACTAACGATAAAACAAGAGGATCTACAACACAAGAAATAAATACAGATGGCATAACAGATTTAGAAATTTCATTTAAAAGCACTATATACTTTAAGTCTGTTTGCGGTGAATTGTTTTTTGAATCTAACTCTAATATCGAAGAGGGAGTTATATCTTCTAGAGAAGCTGGTTACACGCAAAACGTATTTGGCAAGTACACAAACCTAGGTATAAGATTTTGCTATATAGACAATCCTATTGTAGCTACAAGAATAAAATATCCTTTTATAATTGAAGAAACAGTTAGGCCAGATTTATATACAGAAACTCAAAGAATATACAGAGATTTAGAAACTCACGTTTTTAACGGTAGAATATCTAATAAAAATACATCTGGATATGATTTATTAGCAGAGGATGAAGATGGCAATACTACAGATTACTATGATTTAATATCTTCAACAGAACAAATAAAATCAAAAGAAAATTTAAAAATAGAATTTTCTATGGTTGTGCCGACATCACAACTTGGCAGCGTATTGTTTATGCTGAGAAAAAATACACTAGCTCTTATTAATAATCAAAACGTATTAATAAAATCAGCGTCAGGAGATGTCTTCGAAGATAATGCGTATCTAGATGTAAGCGGAATTATAGAATAATTGTAAATTAAGTAGATGGCTACATATAATGATTATCCACAAGCAGCAGTAAACAACGCAAAGAAAGTTCTTGCGTGGAAAAAGAAGTATGGCTCTGAAGTAAAGGGCATGACTTCTGTAGGCTGGACTCGTGCAAATCAGTTAGCGAATAAACGAAAACTAAGTTATGAGACTATTGCTAGAATGGCTGCGTTTAATCGCCATAGAAAGAATGCTGCGATTGACCCTAAGTATAAGAACACTCCTTGGAAAGACAGAGGCTATGTTGCTTGGCTGGGCTGGGGAGGCTCAAGTGGTGTTAACTGGGCAATTAGAAAAGCAGAGTCAATCAGAAAGGGAACTGTCCGAGCAAGCACGGATGTGGCTGACCTCCCGTGGGGTAATCGTAAAATCAAGGATAAGTGCCCAAAGAACGGTAATAAAGGAAAAGATTGCCCGTATAAGTATTGCGATTGCTACGCTACCCAAAAGAAAGACGGAAGCATTAGCAAATCTCCCAAAGCTCCTAAAAGCGATACTCCTAACAAAAATCCTAAAGGTGCTGGCAAGGGCGGAAAGCTTTCTGCAAAAGTTATTAAGCAAATAACTAATAAGGTAAACTCCTACAATGAAAAGTACCCAGATAAAAAGATTGGTGTTGGTGCTGCAAAACGTGTTGTACTTCGTGGTATGGGCGCATACAATACATCTCACTCACCCAAAGTCACATCAGCTGTACAATGGGGGTTGGCGAGGCTAAACGCATTTATGTATTTGGTTAAGAACGGTAGACCATCTAACCCTAAGTACAAGCAAGATAATGATTTGCTACCTAGTTGGCATTCAAAAAGTAAAAAGTAATGAATAAGGATTTACCTTTATACGATATCACACTTGAGGATTTTGAACAAGGAATGTACAAAATTTCTCTTGTAGACAAACCTGCAATTGAAGAAAACTTTATCTACTTCAATGAAGTGAAGAAGATTGAGATGTTTGCAAACGATGAGAAGAAAGAAGTTGTTGGGCCGATTATGATCCCTAACAAAGAAATCTTGCGCTTCTCGCCAGAAAATGGCTATTACTATGTACGCTTTACGGAGGAGACTATCCGTGATATTATGTACAATTACTCTAAGAAAGGTTTGTTTAACCAATTTGGCATTCACCACGAGTACGATACTCAAGATGTGGTGATGCTTGAAGTTTGGATGAAAGAGTCAGATAACGACAAGTCTAAGGACTACGGATATGACTTACCAAACGGAACCGTATTCGTTAAGGCTAAGATTGAGTCTGATGAATTGTTTAGTGCGATTAAAGATGGAGAGGTTAATGGCTTCTCTATTGAAATTCAAGCTGATATTAAACCCGTAAATAAAGAAAATAAAATGACTGATTTTACTTTCGCTAAAGAACTTGGCAGACTAGAGGCTCAATTCGAGGCTATGGTTTCTAAGTACGAAGCAAAAATCCAAGGCCTTGAAGAAGAGAACGCAGTTCTACTTGAGGCTATGACATCTTTTGAGGATAAGTTCGCTGGTGTAGAAGACCTAAAGACCGCCATCGAGATGATTCAAAAGCACATCGAGGGGATGAAAGATATGTCTGAAGATGAAAAAGAAGAAGACATGAAAGTCCAAGATGATGAAGAGAAAGAAGAAGAAATGGCTATGAAACCAAAGGAGAAGTACATTGCTCCAGTTGGTGAAGAAGCTGCCGATCTTTCCAAAGATGATGAAGAAGAAGATCGTTACGAAGCCGTTGAGGAGGAAGTAACAGAAAATGAAGTTGAAGAGCAATTTGCTGCTGAACAAAAAGCTGAAGAGCAAGAAGAGCAAGTTGAAGATAAGACAGTATCATTTGATGCTATTACTCCAGAGAAGGTTGCGATGATTAATAACTTCTTCAATCGCAAATAATTATTGTAAATTAATTAAAAGAACATTTTTTAAATCATAATAAAATGCCTGTATCTATTTCAAATTTACCATACGGAGATCGTAGACCAGACTTGTTCATCGACTCTATGGTAAAATCTGCTGCGGTTCTAAACCGTTTCCGCCTAATCGATGGCGTTAAAGCAAAAGTAAACGTGCCTATCTTCGATGCTTCACTAACGTGGGGTAACGACCTTTGTACTTTTGATCCACAATCTACTGCATCTATCGCTGAGAAAGAAATGACAGTTGATACTTACAAGTGGGCTTTCCTAAACTGTAAGACGGCTCTTGAGTCTTCTTACCGTGGTTTGTTGTTGAAGAAAGGACAACACAACCCTGAAACGATGGACGCTGAGTTCAAAGACTGGGTATTCGACTACTTCGCAAAATTGTCTGCTGAGAAAGCATTGACGCAAGCCTCTACAGAAATCATCACAGAATTGACTGCTGATGCTGCTGTTATCGACTACGTTACTGGTGGTGCTATCACTTCTGCCAACGTACTTGACTTGATGGAAGGTGCTTACGCTTCAATGAGCGATGTAATGTTGGCTGCCATCTACGGTGATGCTGATCGTGATTTCAAACCAGCTTTCTTCTTGGGAACTGCTGCTATGCAACACTATCAAATCGCAATCGCTGAGAAGTTCACTACTACTCCACAAGGTATCATCGAGGGTAACATTCCTCCTTACTTTGGTATGGAAGTGGTTCACATGGCTTCACTACCAGCTAATGAGTTCTTCGTTTCTGCACCGCAGAACTTGGTTATGTTGACTGATGACTACAACGATGTTCGTGCTATCGATATGAAGTACGAAGCTGAATTGTCTTCTGATAAGATTTGGGGCCAATTCAAACTTGGCTTCTCTTACTTGAAAGGCGAGGAAATCGTTTACGCACATCAATAATAGTTAGAGGGGAGGGTTACCTCCCCTTTATTAACCCTTTAAAACGAAAAAAAAATGCCTTGTAATTTAACTCTTGCTGATGTAACCTACGACTGTACCGACCTCGGTATTGGTGGGTTGAAAGCTGTATACCTTGCTAACCGTGATGAGGTTCTATCTCTGATAAGCGTTACTTCTGGTTCTGCTACAGTAACTCCGACTACTGCTGACCTTTACGCTGATGGTGATGCTATCAAAGTTGAGTTCAACTTGAAAGATGGTTTCTCTGTTTTCACGGATGTTAAGACTGTATCTGCTGATGGTATCGTATCTACAGTTCCAACTATCGCAATCGAAATTCCTAAGATGACTCTTGCACACCGTAATGCCCTTGATGACATTGCTAAAGCTGGTGCTGAATTGGTTGCCTTCGTTGAGACTGCTGCTGGTACTTACCACTTGATTGGTTTTGACTTTGGACTCTATGCTGCGACTGTAGATGGTACTTCTGGTACTGGTCGTGCAGAAAAGAACCGTTACCAATTGACATTAACTGGTGATGAAGATAGCCTTGCATACCACTTGGATGCTACTAATTGGGCTAACGTAACTGGTTGATAGAAACTTGTAAATTAATACAAGGGGGAGGGAGTAAATCCCCTCCCCTTTTTTTATATATAAACTATGAGTTTTAGTTGTAGCGTTTTACTTGAGGATATAGATATCAATTGCAACAAGTCCACAATTGGTGGCATCAAACAAGTTGCATTAGGATTGCAAAGTAATTTAAATATTGCGTTAGATGCTAATGATGAAACTGTTGTACTACAAGCAGAACTTGTTGACCACGTTATTTTTGAGCATAATAAAAAAGATGCTACTACTATATTCACAGAAAACAAATCCATTAGTAATGGACTAGGAGTAATCAATACAGAGATTATTGTTAGACTGCCAGTGCTTGATAGAAAGATGAATCAGATAGACCATATGTCCCGTAGAGAGGATATAGTCTGCATCTTGTTTCACAATAATGGTACTGCAACTATTAGTGGATGGATGGATGGATTGTCCATGAGCTATGAGGCTTCTAGCGGAACTAGCCGTTCAGAGCTTTCATATGTTAACGTTACCCTAAATACGACAAGTTGGATTGCATCACTTGCTTGTAATGAAAATATAGTAGGTTTAGGATAATGTATGCAATTATTAGTCGAGGATACCAAAGCGATGCTACGACCATTAACACTGGTATTGTAGACTACCTTCCCGACAATAGTTGGGGAAATAACCCAAGCACGGGATCAGTACTTAGTGGTTACATGATTCTAGACAGAATGGGATACTACCTTGATGCGACAACTACCCAAACGGGTGTAATTGACTACACTCACTTGGAAGGATACTACAAAGATGTAGTAACAATAGATACTGGTATATTAGATTACCTTTTAGATGATATACGTTATAATATAATAATTGAACAAGATAGAGGTTGGGAATTTAATTGGGAACTAATCACTAAACTTTGGGATACTATAGATAATAATTGGGAAGTATAATGGAAAACAACATTACAAAAGACAGAAACTACTTTCAAGCATCGATGGGTGACTTTGGCTTTCGCAAGCTAGGGCCTAACGATTCTACTCCTCAAGGAGAGACTTACCGTGTTATAGTTTGTTTGCAAGAAGCAAGCATCAATACTACATCATTAGTTGGTGATTCTCTAACAGGACAAGTAATAGCTACAGGGGCTACAATCTTCGGGAAGTTTACTAGTGTATCTTGCTACCAAGGAGTAGTTCTTGCTTACATTGGCTAATGATATTAGCGTTAGGAATATCAGTACATCAGATAAACTCTATTGGTGACCGCTATGAGTTCGACAATAGATACTGGAATATTATTGATATGAAGTGGGAAATGATTAACGATACCTGGGAAGAAGAGATATGAGTACACTAACGGGACAAAAACCAAAGGATACCTATAAAGGTCTGATTAAGACCTCGGATTCTAACGAGATGACAGTTGAGAAGCAGTTATCCGATGGTAACGGAAACAATATACCTCTTCATGTTAGCACTACAAGTGTGCGATTCTCAGGTGAGGTTCGAGATTCTCAAAACCATTCTGGCGATGATGGACAAGCACTACTTGTAAATTCAAGTGGTAATATCCAGTGGACAGATATAAAATATAATCACACCCAATCTGTAGCATCTGCCACTTGGATAATAGCACATAACTTAGGTTATAAACCAAGTATAACTGTATTGGACTCTAATGATTTTGAAGTCTATGCAGAAGTACAACATTCTAGCCTTAATGAGCTTGAGGTTAGATTTAAAAACGCTCAAACAGGAAAAGCGTACTTAGTTTAATTATATATAAAAAAACAAAATGGCAATTAAATTTTTAGCGGATTTAAACCTTAACGGTGCTGAATTAGTTTCAGCTGCTTTAGAGACTAGAACTACTGACCCCTCTTCTAGTGAGGTGGGCCAAATTTACTATGATACTTCTAATAGCGAGGTTAAAGTCTATAACGGATCTGACTACATTGTGGTCGGAAAAGATTTTAGCGCAGGCAATGGTATTACCCTAAGTGGTACTACATTCTCTGCCGATCCAAACGATGGTATTAGCGTAGGTGCGAATGGTATTAGCGTTGACTCTACAGTAATTCGTACCACTGGCGTACAGACCAAGGCTGGTAACATGACCTTCTCTGACAATGTTACTGTAACTGGTAACTTGACTGTAAACGGCACACAGACCATCTTGAATACCTCTGAGTTAGCGGTAGAGGATACTAACATTGAATTAAATGCTGGTGCTAATGCTGGTGCCGATAGCGGTATCCATGTAAATAGAGGCCAAGGCGCAGACATCCCTCAGTTGTTATGGGATGAAAGTGCTACTAGATGGACATTTACCAACGATGGATCTACGTTCTACAACATCCCTATATCCACAGAGTACAATAACTACTCACTTCCAACCGCTACTTCTAGTGTATTGGGTGGTGTTAAGATTGGCTCTGGTATTAGTATATCAAGTGGTGTTATTAGCGCAGACAGTCAGACCGATAATAACTTTACCGATGCTTTGCTTACCAAGCTTAACGGCATTGCCGCTGGTGCAGATAACTACGGATCGTGGACTGTATCTGATGGTACTAACTCCGAGACAGTAGGTAGTGGTGACACGGTACAATGGCGTGGTAGCGGTGCTACAAGCGTAAGCTACGATACTTCTACTAATCAGTTTACGATTAGCTCTAACAACAATCAACGTACTGACGAGGAGATTCGTGACTTGGTGGCTGATGTTATGGTGGGCAATGCTACTCACGTTGGTATTGTAGCCAGTGATGCTGATGCTAGCAATGCTGTAAACTTGACCAACTCATACAATGTTTATACCGCATCAATCAGTAACCACAGTGGTGGTGATTTTACCGTAACGGAAAGTACAGCTGGGATACAGTTCCCTGCGAACATTCAAATGTACGATTCTAATGGTCGATTTGTTATTCCAGATATTCTTTACGATTCTGTAAATTCACAATGGACTTTTGAAGCATTACCAGCTGGAAGTTATGACTTTGTAATTACTGGTCAAAGAGCATAATTAGTTATATTTGTTTTAAAATAATATAGTATGGGTGTTAAGATATTAGGAGATTTAGATGTAACGGGCTCATTTGAGGCAACTAGTTTTATTACATCTACTGGCAGCTATATTAGGTCGCAGTATAATACAAGCCACTGGTCACAATTAGAGTCTAATGCTAGCGGAGGCGTAATTAAAGCTGTTGATGGTGGAGTAACAACTATATTGCTGCGTTCATATGGGGACAGTTATTTTACTGGCGGTGGCCTTGGCGTTGGTACTAATAGTCCTTCTGGTAAATTACATAGCTACATTTCAGCGGCAAGACAAATGGGTCATAATGCTGTTGGGGGTGATTTAGGTGTAATTAGTGATAATAACTCTGCTCCAGTATTATATGTAAAGGGTACGGGTACTGCTGACTTAGTAAACATTTTTGATAACACTACAGAAGTATTTACAATACTAGATGGCGGCAACGTAGGTATAGGGACTACTAGTCCGTCTGCAAAGCTACACGTCAAAAGTAACAGCAATGCTGCAACGGGGATTCATGTTGAAAATTCATTAGATAATAATGGAACTAATGATTCGGAT